GTCCTGAATGGCAGATAGTAGGTATGATGGGTAAAATCTATGTTCGTGATGATGGAAGTTGTATAGTTAATGGTTATGCTGATGTAAAAGATGGCATTGCTACAAAGGCTAATGGTAAGACTAACATGAGAGTCATGGAACGTGTTAGTGATAACATAGTAAGGATATTAATGAAGTGATGGAGGATAATGATGTTTACAATATCTCGTAATGAAAAACTAACTCCTGAAATAATTACACAGATGTTGACTAAATATCAGACAGAAGTTCTTCCTAAATTAAAAACATGGCATGATTATTACGAGGGAAAACAGAAGATTATATTTCGTAGTTTTTCAGATGAAACTAAGCCTTGTAATAATACAGTAACTAACTTTTGTAAGAATATAGTTGACATTTATACAGGATATATTGCCGCTCCAAATTGTATTTCCTACAAGTCTGATGAAGATATTACTCAGATTCAGGAAGTCTTAAAATACAATGATGTGAGCGCTGAAGATGTGGCGTTACTTAAAGACGCTCTAATTTGTGGTACTGGCTCAGAGGTCATGTATGTAGACTATGATAAGAAGATTCGTTTTGCAAATGTTTGTCCTATGTCTTCCTTCCCTGTCTATTCTGATGATATGACTGAAGACCTTTTATATTTTGTTCGTTGGACAAAAGAAAATGATTGGGACTTTGATAATCAGAATTACTTCCTTGATGTTTACGACAATGTAAATGTCTATCATTATAAAATGATTGGTATGAATGGTCCTCTTGAACCTCTTGGTTCTGATAGGCATATGTTCAATCAATGTCCTGCTAATGTATTCCACTTGGAAGATGAAAAGTCTATCTTTGATTGTGTAATGAATCTACAAGATGCTTACAATGAGACTCTATCAAATCAGACAGATGAGATTGAGGGTATGTCTAATGCCTATCTCGCCTTAACTGGTGACTTCAATATTGAAGCATTTAAAGAAGAGCTACCAGAGATGAAGCGTAATCGTATTCTTCTTCTTGGAAGTGGCTGTGATGCAAAATGGGTAGTAAAAGACACTTCTGAAACACAGGTGAATACTAACCTTGACCGTATTCAAGAAAATATTTATCGTATTGCTTGCTGTCCTGATTTTACCTCTGAGAAGTTCATTAACGGAGTAACAAGTGGTATTGCTATTAAATATAAGCTGACTGGTTGTGAAACTCGTGCTTCAACAGTTGAAGCACAAATGAAGAAAGCTTTACAAAGACGTATTGAATTGATTTGTGGCTTTGCATCCATGATAACAGGAGAGGAAGTCTATAGAGACATTAGTATCAACTTTGAGCGTAATATCCCTGAAGACCTCACTTCCATTGCACAATCTGTCAGTACACTTAAAGATATAGTTTCTGATGAAACTCTTATGACTCTTCTTCCCTTTATTGATGACCCGAAAGCGGAAGTTGAAAAGGTAGCAAAACAGAGAGAAGAGAATGAATCTCTTTATCAAAAAGCATTCCTTTCGGGTGAGGTAACAACCGATGAGGAAGAAGAGTAATCGTTGGATAGTAATAAAAGGTCGTCAATATTTTGACCCAAAAATAAACAAATATCGTGTTCCAGTTATGTATTTCAAGACCTTGCAAGAGGTCGCTGATTTTTTCTGTTTACCGTCAAAACAATATGTTAATGACATAATGCATGGACGCAGAGACTGGGCGGGAGTAGAAACAAGGGTTGATATGTTTTCTACTCCTAAATATATAAATAAAGACCTTACTTTGCAAGAACTTGAAGATAGTGTAAACTGGAAAACCGAATATAAGAAGTAGATACTCGAAAAGGTAGAAAAGCGTAATGCAAGAAAAGAGCTAATTAAAAATTACCGAATGGGCAAGCTCTCTTATTGGAAAGACAGAGTAACTTTATATTAGCTTTACACAGATAGCTATATTGATGCCTTGGAAAGAGAGTATCAGAAATTATGTTATGATATGTACCATAAAATTTTGAATGACTACGAACGATTAAATTTTAACAATTATATAAAACAGCAAAATGGAGAACAGCTTACAAGGACTGAGTTATATAGGGCTAAGAGATGGCAAATGCTTTATCAGCAAATGGAGATACATACTAAAAAATATCTTAATGATTCAATAAAAAAAACACAAAAGGCTCTTATGTTGAATTATAAAGAGGTAAGCAATGTTATCAAAGGTCCTGCTGAGATGTTCTTTCAAATGGACGAAAGAAAGCTAAAAACTCTTGTAAATGAAGTTTGGTGTGCAGACAATAAATCTTGGTCTTAGAGAATTTGGAAAAACACAGACAGACTTAAATATGTACTCAAAGAGCAATTAGCAGAAGGAATCATAAAAGGAGAGCATTCGTCAAAAATAGCTAAAAGGATACAAGAAGCTATGGATGCATCCTATTCTAACGCAAAACGATTAGCAAGTACAGAACTTGCTCATATAGAAACAATAGCGTCTCAAGACCGTTATAAGGAATATGGAGTAGAAGAATGGAAAATATTAGCTACACATGATGAGAAGACTTGTCCAATTTGCTCTTCTCGTGATGGGGAGAAATATTCCATTAAAGAAGCTCCTGTTCCAATTCACCCTTTTGCAGATGCTCAATGATTCCTGTAGTGGAGTTCTAAGGAATTATTGGGCTTTTAAAATAAACAATTACGGAG